GGCTCCTACTCCTGATGCCAATTATTTAATAAATATACATGGAAATGTAATGCCAGCTACTTTAGAGTCAGGAAATCAAACTAATTATATTAGTCTTAATTACCCTCAATTGCTTCTATATGCTTGTTTAGTAGAGGCATATGGATTCTTAAAAGGTCCAATGGATATGTTGACATTATATGAGCAAAAGTATAAAACTGAACTACAAAAATTTGCAAGTGTGCAAATTGGGAGACGAAGAAGAGACGATTATACGGACGGTACTGTTCGTATACCGATCGAATCACCGCCTCAATAAGGGAGATAATTATGGCAATAACATCGGCAATTTGTAATAGCTTTAAACAAGAAATTTTAGAGGCTGAACATAATTTTACAGCATCTACTGGAAACACTTTTAAATTAGCATTGTATGATAGCGATGCTACTCTAGGAGCAGGTACAACTGTTTACTCTACATCAGAAGAAATTACTAACACTTCAGGAACTGCATACACAGCAGGTGGAAAAGCTTTAACAAGTGTAACGCCTACGTTAGATTCATCTACAGCTGTATGTGATTTTGCAGATGTATCTTGGACGTCCGCTTCTTTTACAGCAAGAGGATGTTTAATTTATAACGATTCACATTCAACAGATGCTTCAGTTTGTGCGATAGATTTCGGTGGAGATAAAACAGCTACCAGCGGAACTTTTACAATTCAATTTCCTGCCGCAGCAGCTACTACAGCAATCGTCAGAATAGCATAGGAGTAAAACATGGCTGACGTTACAGTTTCGGTAACGGGTCTTCAGGCCATTGTCAACCCAACGGAGTGGAATGCCTCTCGTATGGGATGGGGCCAAGGTACGTATAATATCGGTGGCTATGTTGACGAAAATATTTTACAAGGTTGGGGTCACCCGGCATGGGGCCAAGCTGATTGGGGTGATGCTGATTACTACGATACAGGTTGGGGTCGTGATACATGGGGATCTCAAGTTTGGGGTGGTACAAATAATATTACAGTTATTCCAACTGGCGTAAGTGCAACTTCCGCAAATGGTTCTTTATCAGCTATTACATCCGTTTCATTTTCTTTAACAGGTTTAGGAGCTACTTCTTCTTTAGGAACACCAACTATTGATGTTTCAGTTAGTTTATCTTTAACAGGTCAAGGTGCAACTTCTTCTGTCGGTGCAATTACACCAGCAGATCAAGTGATGGGCTTAACAGGTCAAGGCGCAACTTCTTCTGTAGGAGCGATTACACCAGCAGATCAAGTAATGGGCTTAACAGGTGTAGGAGCTACATCTTCAACTGGAACAGTAGTTATACCCAACGTAGGTGTTCCATTAACAGGTCAAGCAGCTACTTCTTCTATAGGTGAACCATTTGTTGCATCAGGAGTAGTAGTAAATCCATCAGGTCAAGGCGCAACTTCTTCTTTAGGCACAGTTGTTGTTCCGAACGAAGATGTAAGTTTAACAGGTTTAGGAGCAACTGCATCACCTGGAATTCTTTCTCCTGCTACTGTAACAGGAATAACGGGAGTATCTGCAAGCACGGGTATAGGTAGTGTTATATGTGAATCTAAATACCCTATAACTGGAGTAGGAGCAACTGCTGGAGTAGGTGCTATTACACCAGCAGATCAAGTTATGGGATTAACTGGACAATCTGCAACAACTACTTTAGGACAGATTGGTGGTCCAATTGCATGGGAAAAAATAGTACCTAGTCAAGGTGGTAGTTGGAGTAAAAAAACAGCTACACAAGGTGGAAGTTGGAGTAAAAAAACACCTTCACAAGGTGGAAGTTGGAGCAAAAAGTCGGCTTAATTAGTTGACATTATATATAAAACAAAATAAATATTAAGGACTAGATAAGATTTTAGGAGAAAATTATGGCATCAACATATACCCCTCTAGGTGTAGAATTAATGGCTACTGGTGAAAATGCCGGTACTTGGGGAACAAAGACTAATACAAACTTAAATATTATAGAACAAATATCAGGTGGATATAAGGTTCAAACTTTAAATACTGCTGGAGCGGGAGCTAATACTACTGCTCTTGGTGATGAAACATACGATGGAGCAACGGGAGCAACTTTAGCTACAAGAGTAATTATTTTGGGAGCTGTATCTCCAGAAACAATTTCAGGTAATAAAATTGTAACTATTCCTAATGATGTAGAAAATTTTTATTTTATAAAGAACAGCACAAGTGGTTCTTACACAGTTCAACTTAAAACAGTATCTGGATCAGGAACTACTTTTACATGGGCAGTTGGTGAAAAAGATTGGCGAGTTTTATATTCTGATGGTGCAGGAAATATTGTAGAAATAACAATTACAAGTTCACCAGGCGGATCAACTACACAAGTTCAATATAATAATTCAGGAGCATTTGGCGGAGATTCAAATTTAGTTTGGGATTCCTCAAATGGATTAGTAATAGGTTCACAGAAAGAATTAAGACTCTCGGATAGTTCGGGAGGAGAATATATGGGTATGAAAGCAGCCTCATCAGTCACGGATTATACTGTTACGTGGCCAGGAGCAGTAGCCGCAGGAAACGACTACGTTCTAAAATCAACAACAGGTGGAGTATTGTCTTGGGGTGAAGTTTCAGGTGGAACATCATGGCAAGCAGTTATTACAAGTGGAACTACAGCAGCGACAGCTGGCAATGGTTATTTTTGTAACACAACAGCAGGTGCTATAACTTTAACTCTACCATCATCACCAACCATTGGAGATGAAGTCTCGTTTGTGGATTATGCAGGTACTTTTGATACTAATAATTTAACTATTGGAAGAAATAGTGAAAAAATTAATGGAGCAACAGCAGATTTAACTGTTGCAACAGAAAGAGCTGCAAATACTTTAGTCTACACAGATGGAACTCAGGGCTGGTTATTGAAGAATAAATAATCATGGCAACTTATCAAGAGATTCATGGAGATGCTATCCAAAACGCATCTGGTACTTTATCAGGAGTCAAAGACGGTCAAGTTTGGTACGATTCTGCAGCAGCAGGATGGAAATATAAATATGTTAGTTTAACAACAGCTGGTTCATGGAGAACTGGTGGAAGTATGCTTGTTGCAAGAGAAAATTTAGGTGGATCAGGAACATATACAGCAGGTTTAGGATTTGGAGGATATGCACCAAGCGCTGGTGCTCCTGTTGGTAATACAGAATCTTATAATGGATCAGCTTGGACAGAATTAAATGATTTAACTACAGCAAGAGCAGGTTTAGGAGCATCTCAAAGTGCACCCAATACAGCGACTTTAGCTTTCGGAGGAATAAAACCTCCAGGTGCAACTTATACAAACGAAACAGAAACTTGGAATGGAACTAACTGGACTGAAGTAAACAATTTAAATACTTCAAGAGCTTTAATGGGAGGAGCAGGATCATCTAATACTGCTGCTTTAGCTTATGGAGGAAATGCACCACCAGTAACTGCAGTTACAGAACTTTGGAATGGAACTAACTGGACTGAAGTAAACGATTTAAACACTGCTAAAAAAGAACTTGGAGATGCTGGAACATCAACTGCTGCTTTATGTTTTGGAGGAGAAACAGGTACTGCAGTAACTGCAAATAATGAAAGTTGGAATGGAACTAACTGGACTGAAGTAAACGATTTAAACACTGGACGAGCAGCATTAGGAGGTGCGGGCCTTCAACCGGCAGCTTTAGCTTTTGGAGGAAGAAATCATTCTACTACTATGGATGCAGAGACAGAAGTATGGAATGGAACTAACTGGACTGAAGAAGGAGATTTAAGTACAGCAAGAAGATCAATGGGTAGTTGTGGAACAAGTGCAAATGCATTAGCATTTGCTGGAAATGCTGTGGGCGGAGCAGGTTATGTAGCAATAACAGAAGAATGGGTAGGTTCTGGTCAACCAATTGGTGCTTGGTCAACTGGTGGAGATTTAAATACTGCTAGAGCCGGTGATGCAGGAGCAGGAACAGCAACTGCTGGTATAGCTTTTGGAGGAAAAACGCCTCCAAACAATTATGTTGGAAACACGGAAACATATGATGGAACAAGTTGGACAGAAGTAAATGATTTAAATACTGGCAGATATGATTTAGGATCTGCTAAAGCTGGAACACAAACAGCTTCTCTAGCTTTTGGAGGAGGTACAAGTGGTCCTGATAATTATTATGCTAATTGTGAATCTTTTAATGGAACAAACTGGACTGAAGTTAATGACTTAAATACTGGAACACCAGGAAGATATGGTTTGGGAGGAGCTGGAACAAATACAGCTGCTTTAGGATTTGGTGGTTATTATACACCACCTGCTACAAGAACAGGTGCTACAGAACTTTGGAATGGAACTAATTGGACTGAAGTTAATGATTTAAACAGTGGAAGAACGGGTCTAGGTGGTGTGGGGGCTACTAATACAGCTGCTTTAGCTTTTGGAGGATATGATACAACACAAAGAGCTTATACAGAATCTTGGAATGGAACTAATTGGACTGAAGTTAATGATTTAAATACTGCTAGGGAAACAGGCGGTAGTATAGGAACACAACCATCAGCTTTATACGCTGGAGGTTATACAACTACTTTCGTTGCAATTAACGAAGAATGGAATGGAGTTTCATGGGTAGAAGTTGCTGATTTATCTACTGCAAGAGCATATGGAATGGCTGGAGGTGGAACAACAACAGCTGGTTTTGTAGCTGGAGGTCAAACAGCACCTGGAACTGCAAATGTAAGTGCATTAACAGAAGAATGGAGTGGTTCTAGTACTGTAACTAAAACATTAACGGATTAATAAGGAGGAAACTATGGCAAAAACATATCAATACTGTGTAGCAGAAAACTGGGGAAAGGGTTTCATCGATCATGATGAATCTCACAGAATCACGTTTAAAGGCTATCCTGGAAATGTTTGGCAAGTTCCTGCATATAACAAACATGGTAATCTTTGGGTTGCTAAAGTTGCAGGTACTGTTAAAACTAAGGATGAAGCACAAGCGATTGTTGATGCAGAGGTTCAAGCAGCACAAGCTGCGTGGGATGCTCTACCTGAGGCTGAAAAAGCACCAGCTGTAGAACACAACACAAGACCTACTGACATAACATTAGAGGAATAAAAATTAAATGGCTACTTATATAGGCACGCACGGAGGTAACGTTCAGAAGTTTACTACTGATCCTGATAACCCGATTGAGGGACAGGTATGGTACGACGCGACTGATAATACTATCCAATTTCGAGCGGCAACATATACTGCTGCGTGGAGTACTGCTAACAGTTTAAACACTGCCAGATTAGGATTAGGTGCAGCAGGAGAAAGTGGTACATCTGCTCTAGCATTTGGAGGAGAAGCTCCTCCTAGTGTTGCAGACACAGAATCATATAATGGATCCAACTGGACTGAAGTTAATAATTTAACTACTGGAAGAAGATATCTTGGGGGAGCAGGTACTCAAACAGCGGCTTTAGGATTTGGTGGATTTGGTCCAGGTACACAAGAAGTTCTTACAGAAACTTGGAATGGAACTAACTGGACAGAAGTTAACAATTTAAACACTGCCCGACAAGAAATGGGTTCATGCGGAACAAATACAGCAGCATTAGCATATGGTGGAAATACTGGATCACCAACGGCAGTTACAGAAACTTGGAATGGAACAAATTGGACAGAAGTTAATGATTTAAATACTGCAAGATACATGTTGGGTGGATCTGGCACAAATACTGCAGCTTTAGCTTTTGGTGGATTCATTCCTCCTGCAACAAGAACTGCTGCTACAGAATTATGGGATGGAACAAGTTGGACAGAAGTTAATGATTTGAATACTGGCACAAGACAATTAGCAGGTTTTGGAATTACAACAGCTACTTTGGCTATGGGTGGAGAAACTCCAGGTGGAGCACAAACAAAAACAGAAGAATATAATGGAACTAATTGGACAGAAACATCTGATTTATCTACAGGGAGATATGATTTAGGTGCCGCTGGAACATCAACTAGTGGTTTAGCCTTTGGTGGAACTGAAGCTCCTCCAGTTACAGCAGCAACAGAAGAATGGAATGCATATACTCCTGTAGGCGCTTGGGCATCAGTTAATAGTTTGAATACAGCTAGAACTTCCCTTATGGGTGCAGGAATTGCTACAGCAGCTTTAGCATTTGGAGGAGAAGCTGCACCAAGTGTGGAAGATGCAACAGAATCTTATAATGGAACTAACTGGACAGAAGTAAATGATATGAATACTGCAAGAGCACAAGGTGGAGCAGCAGGCTCTACTAATACGGCTTCACTAGTGTTTGGAGGACAACCTCCTACAATGGGCAATACAGAAACTTGGAATGGATCTAATTGGACAGAGGTAAATGACTTAAATTCAGCTAGATATACTTTAGGTGGAGCAGGAACAAATACTTCTGCTTTAGCTTTTGGTGGTACTGATGGAACTGTTAGGGCTTATACAGAATCTTTCAATGGAACTAATTGGACTGAAGTAAATGATTTAAATCAACAAAGAAGACAATTAGCAGGTTGTGGAGCAAGTAATACATCTGCTTTAGCATTTGGTGGAAGAAATGCACCACCCGATCGGCAAGCAGTTACAGAATCTTGGAATGGTACTAACTGGACAGAATTAAATGATTTAAACACGGCAAGAAATTATCTAGGTGGACTTGGAAGCGCAACGGCTGCTTTAGCTTTTGGAGGAACGGCGCCTTCAGCAACAGGTGTTACAGAACAATGGAATGGAACTTCGTGGTCAGAAAAAGCAGATTTAAATACAGCAAGATATCTATTAGCTGGATCTAGTACGTCTTCTACAGAAGGATTAGCATTTGGTGGTAACAGTCCAGCTGTAACAGGAGTAACAGAAGAGTGGGCTTCTTCAGCTTTTTCAAGTAAAACGGTAACAACGGATTAATTATGGCAACTTACAAAGAAATAAAAGGAACAACTATTGAGTCTTTATCATCAGACCCATCTAATCCAATTGATGGACAAATGTGGTATAACTCTACATCAGCAGAGTTAAAAGGATATGTAAACGTATCATCAGGAAGTTGGGCTACAGGAAATGATATGAACAATGCAAGATATATTCCTGGAGCCGCTATTGCTGCAACACAAACAGCAGGTTTAATATTTGGTGGTTATAAAGTAGGAGAACCGGCCGCCGCTGCTTATTCAGAAGAATATAATGGAACTAATTGGACAGAAGGAAATAATTTAAATAATAATAGAGAGGCTTTAGCAGGTGCAGGCACACAAACATCTGGTTTAGCTTTTTCTGGATATAAAGATGCTAATGAAAACTACACTGAAACTTATAATGGAACTAGCTGGACAGAAGTAAACAATTTAAATCAAGCTAGAAGATATCCAAGTGGAGCAGGAGAAGTTAATACTGCAGCTTTGTGTATTGGTGGTAGAACAACCCCACCATCACCTATTGTTGCAATAGTAGAATCTTGGAATGGATCTAATTGGACTGAAGTAAACGATTTAAACACTGCACGTAGTACCTCTTCTGCAGCCGGAAGTAGCACAGCAGCTTTATGTTTTGGTGGTAGTCCCCCATATTTAGCTAATAATGAAATTTGGAATGGAACAAACTGGACTGAAGTAAACGATTTAAATACAGGACGATCTGGTGCAGGAGGTTGTGGCTCAACAACTGCCGCGTTATGTTTTGGTGGTAGTACACCTCCATCAAGTGCACTTACAGAAAATTACAATGGAACGAACTGGACTGAAGACGGTGATTTAAATGAAGCTAGATACAATGGCGGAGGAATGGGAACTAGTTTATCTGCTTTATATGGCGGTGGCTATAATACAACAGGGGTCGCAAGTACAGAAGAATGGACAGGTCCTTACGAAGAGACGCGTACTTTTACAGCTTCTTAATACTTGTAATAAATTTTAAATAAGTATATAAGAAAGTATAGAAGGATATAAAGATATGAAAAAAGATGTAAAAGAAGTAATCAAACAAGAAGAACCACACTTAAATAATTTATTAACACAAGAAGATTTGTCTTCGTTTAAAGGAATGGTAGACGAACTTCGTGATACATGGACCAAGAAACAAATGTTTCGAACAGAAACAGAAGCAAGGTTTTCTGTATTACAAGATAATAGATACCCAACTAAAGCTGCAAAATACTGGCAGTGTGTTAGAGAACAATCTAGTTATTTAGATAATCTTATGACTTTATCATTTGATTATAGAAGAAACGAAGCAAAAATTAAGTGGTTAGAAGATAAAGTTAAAAAAGAAGAAGATGATTATAAACAAACTAAATATCAAATAGATTTAGACGAAGCTAGATTTGCTAAAGCATCTATGGAAAAAGTTGCTAGGCATAGAATGAGAGAAATCAAGATGTGGTCTAAATTAAAAGGAGAATTTAATGATGGATCATTTAATGATAAAGATGTTAATGTTCATCAATTAGAATCATATGGATTGCAATACCATGAAAAAGCAAAATCTTTAAATGCAAACTCTAGTGAGGCTGAAGTATTTAATGTAATGGGACAACTTCAATCTTTACAAAGAATTAGAAAATCTGGTGAATTAGAAAACAGTTATAAAGAAAAAGAACAGATTACTCAAAATGGAAAACCTAAAGTTTGATTTTGTATTTCTAGGTCAATCTATTTTAAAGTATCAAGTACCTTTAGATGTCTTCAAGGTTATTAATCATATTTATGAACAGAACCTTGATAAACTTTATAGAGCTAATGGACAATTAGTAGGTAAAATAAAAAACGAACACTCTTTATTTTATGGTGGAAAAGACCAATCAAAAATGAAAAACCATAACACTCTTCCTAAAGACATCACTAATTATTTTATAACTATCTTCAAACATTATTTACATTTTAATAAAATAAAAGATTATGATGTACATCTTAATTCTATTTGGGTTAATGAAATGAAAGAACATGAATATAATCCAGCCCATGTACACAGAGGAACACTATTCACAGGTCTATCTTCTGTAATGATTTTAAAACTACCGTCTACTTTTGGTAGAGAATATTCTGCTGCGGAAACGCCTCAGAATGGAAGACTGCAAATCTTAGGTGCAGCTAATGGACAATTTGCTAAAATAGATTACCAACCACCAATGAATATTAGAGATTTTTATATTTTTCCATATGACATGAGACATTGTGTTTATCCTTTTAATGGAACTCAAGAAAGCAGAAGAACACTTGCTGCAAACTGTGATGTACAGTTTGACCCTATTAGAAATAGAGGTGTTGCATAATGGACAAACAATTTTATATTGATAACCATATTGGTTTATTTAAAAATTTTATGCCTAATGAATTAATAGATGATTATTTAAATTACTTTAATAAATGTGAACAACAAGGTGCTGTATATCCTCGACGTGAAGATGAGATGTTAGTATCTGATAATGCTATAGATACTATAAGAGATACTAATGTTGCAATGACTTATAATAATAAACCATTTATAGATTTGTTTTTTAAAGAAGTGTATCCAATATATGTTCAAAAATATTCTTTTTTAAAAAAATTATCTACACATAACATTCTAGAGGTTAAGATACAAAAGACTAAGGTAGGTGAAGGTTATCATTTCTGGCATTGTGAAAATGCAGCAATGAAAGCAAGAAATAGAATCTTAGCTTTTATGGTTTATCTTAACGATGTTACAGAAGGGGGAGAGACAGAATTTTTATATCAAAAGTGTAGGTTCAAACCTGAAAAAAACACTATGTTAGTTTGGCCATCACAGTTTACACACATTCATAGAGGCAACCCACCTTTGTCGAATGATAAATATATAATAACAGGATGGGTAGAGTACGGATATTAATATGGTAATAACAGAACCTAGATGGAAATCTTTAATTGTAGAAACTACAGGGGAACCTTTATTTACACCAGAACAATGTCAGAGAGTTATTGAAGCTGGAAGATCACAACCAAAAATAGATGCTAAAGTAGGAACTACTGAAGGATCATCAGCACTAGATACTAAAACAAGAACATCACATATTAGTTGGATTCCTTTTAATCTATTACCCGAAATGTATAAAAAAATTGAAAAAGTTATGTTACAAACTAATGGTAATCATTTTGGTTTTAATGGAATGCAA